AGACTCATGCAGTCGGTTTATGCTGAACTGGATAAACCGATTTACGAGGGCGTGACATTCACGGATGACCAGGGCGAGCCGGCCGAGTGCTGGGCAGCGGCCGATATGGTCCTGCAGTCCGAAATTGATCGGGCGCTGGTGGCCGATTAAAAAATACAATTGGCCCGTGGGCCACGGACCTCGGTTATAATGGAACCTGCTGCAGCGGCCGCTGCAGCTAAACCCTAGAAAGGATAGAGTCATGACAATCGAAACCGTTTCCCCTGTTGGCGCTGAATCCCTGGCCGCCTTGTTTGACCAGTTAGTCGAGGCAGTCGCCCAGCGGGTCCAGGCCCAACTGGCCAGCAAAGTTGCCGAGGGCGCATCCGCTGCCATCGAAGGGCTCAAGGGGGACCTGGACTCCCGGATCAGCGCCGGTATTGAGGACTGGGCCGATAACCACCTGGACGACCGCCTCGATACCTGGGCCACGGTCCACCTGGACGTCGAAGGGGATATTGACCGCGCCATCCGGGACATGGATATTGACGACATGGTCAGGGAGGCGGTCAAGGACCTCACCTTTGAGGTTACAGTTAGTTAAAAAAATGTAGCACCGGGATAAAAACCGGTGCTATAATGTCATCACTGCAGCACGGTGCTGCAGTCAACCCTAGAAAGGATAGAGAATCATGAACAAGGTTATCAATATCAACGGTCAGCGCTTCCTCCTGCCCACCAGCACCAGCGCAAAGGACGTTGCAGCCCTGGCAGGTTTCATGGTCGGCCTGCGCCCAGTGCAGCAAGAGTACGACTACGACAAGCGTGAGTACATGTTCTATGCTGACCCGTCCGGCGTGCAGGTCCAGCTGGAGGATATGGACCTGGGCGACAAGACCCTGGTCAAGGAGCGCAGCCGTTCCACCTTCGAGGCCTATCAAGCCAAGAAGGCGGCCGAGGCCAACACCTAACACAAACTGGGCCCGAGGGCCCAGGCACACAGGCCAAGCCCCAGCAGCTGCTGGGGCTTTTTTATTTCCCCGCGCGCCGTGTTGCTTTTTAGAACGTTCTAAAATTTTTCCCACAAGGTGGAGGCGGGGGTGGGTGGGCCCGCCAATCAGTCCGTGGAATGCGGCGCACAGGCCAGAGTTAGGGGTCAGCTTTAGAGGGGGAGGGCCATAAACACCCCGTCAGTCGGAGCGAGCGCCCCTATCCCGATTTTTGGCCAAGGAAACCTACCCTAGAACTTGACCCCCGGGGCCATGAAACCACCCCCTTGTTTCCAAAATCGCAATGCCCGGGTATATTCGCGCATATGTCAAAACCTGACGACCTCGAAGCGGAACAGCTTCGCCTCGAACTTCGCCTGCAATTTCTCGAAGCCCAGGAACGCGCAACAAGTAACTTCCTGGATTTCTGTCGATACGTGTGGCCTGAAATGATCGTCGGCGAACACCATCGCCGGATCGCTGCTGCCCTGGATCGCGTGGTCGAGGGCAAGTGCAAGCGCCTGATGATCGCGATGCCTCCCCGTCACGGCAAGTCGCAGATGGGCAGCTATCTGTTCCCTGCCTACCTGATGGGCCGGGTCCCCGATTCAAAACTCATTGTCGGCTCCCATACTGCTGAACTCGCGCAGCGGTTTGGCCGGATGATCAGGAACCTTGTTGAGGACGAAAGGTACAAGGAACTCTTCCCGAGGGTAAGCCTCTCAGCGGACAGCAAGGCCGCCGGCCGGTGGAACACGAACCTTGGTGGGGAGGCCTTCTTTATTGGTAAGGGCGGCGCGATGACTGGCCGGGGCGGCAATGTTGTTGTGCTGGACGACATCTTGGACGAGCAGGATGCTTTGTCCGAGACGGCTATGGAAAACACTTACGAGTGGTATACCTCTGGCCCTCGGCAGCGGTTGCAGCCCAATGGCGCGATTATCATAATCAACACACGATGGAAGACGGACGACTTATCGGGCCGCCTGCTCAAGCAGCAGGGGTATCTCAAGAGCGATCAGTGGGAGGTGTTGGAATTTCCTGCGATCTTGCCTTCCGGAAATCCACTCTGGCCGGAGTACTGGAGCTTAGACGAACTGGAGAAGGTCAAGGTATCTATCGGCTTGAAGAAGTGGAACGCCCAGTGGCAGCAGCAGCCGACCAACGACGAGGGGGCGATCCTCAAAAGGAACTGGTGGAGGAAATGGCAATACGACGAGCCGCCACAGTGCGACTATGTCCTGCAGTGCTTGGACACCGCCTACAGTAAGAAAGAGACGGCGGACTACTCTGTTATCAGCACCTGGGGCGTGTTCACCCCGGATGCCGACTCAGGCCCAAATCTTATCTTGCTTAATGTGCGCAAGGGCCGGTGGGATTTCCCGGAACTCAAGCGCGTGGCCAAGGACGAATATCAGTACTGGCGGCCCGACAGTGTCTTGATCGAGGCCAAGGCAACGGGGACCCCGCTTCAGCAGGAGTTGCGCCGGCTCGCGATCCCCGTTACTATGTTCTCCCCTGGCGGCCGTAAAACCGGGCAGGACAAGATCAGCCGCGCCAATGCTGTTGCCCCGATCCTTGAGTCTGGGATGGTGTGGTATCCAGAGGGCAAGGAATGGGCCGAGGAGATGGTGGAAGAGTGTGCTGCTTTCCCCAACGGCAACAACGACGATCAGGTCGACACTGCTGTTATGGCTTGGCACCGATTCCGCCAGGGCAATTTTATCAGCTTGGAAACGGACTACGAAGATGAGGGAACTCTTGACACGCAGCCCGTTGAGTATTACTAGGGCCCGCCATACAATCGGCGCATTTACCTGACCGAGGACCACGAACCATGGCCCAAGAACTCATCGACAAAATCCGGGCGGCTGCACAGGCTAAGAATGTAAATCCTGATGTGGCCGTGCAGATTGCGCGAAACGAGAGTTCCCTCAATCCTTCGGCCAGGGCTGATTCATCTTCGGCGGCGGGTTTGTTCGGGGTGATTGATTCGACCTGGAAGCAGTTTGGTGGCCAGCCCGGCAAGAAACTCAATCCTGATGAGAACATCCGCGTGGGCGTGGATGTCATTGCGAGCAACACCGACTTCTTGCGCCGCAATCTTGGCCGTGAGCCGAGTCCCTCGGAGATTTATACCGCCCACTTCTTTGGTCCTGCTGGAGCCCGGACCATCTTAAATGCCGCGCCCGATACGCCTGTCAGCAGCCTGTTTTCGGCGCAGGTTTTGGAAGCCAATCCGCACCTGAAGGGCAAGACGGCGGAGCAGGCCCGCCAGTGGTTGTCAAAAAAGATGGGGGGCGTAACTCCTGCCCGGGCCCAGGCCCCGGCTACTGCCGCGCCACAGCCGGCTGTTATGGAGCCGCCTTTGGGTATTTCTGCTTCTGCCGCTCCCCGGGCCGTGGCCATTGGGGATAGCTTGGCTGAGGGTTTTGCGAAGGCAAACAACCTGGGCGGCGTATATAAGAGCGGGGCGGGCCCGCAGGCTGTGATGAAGATGCTGCAGGATTATGCGGCCAACAATACGCTCAAGGGGATGACGGTTTATTTGGGCACGGGCCTGCCCAACAATCCTGCTCAGCGCGATGCGGTGGCTCAGCAGGTGGCGTTCATCAAGGCGCAGGGTGGTACGCCCGTTGTTTTTGGCGCGGGGCCCGGTAGCCAGAGGAATCCTACAACAGGGCAAAACGAATTCTTGCAGACGGTGGCCCAGGATTCTGGGGCTCGGTTCACAGGCCCTCTGGCCACACTCTTTCCTGCCATTTCCAAGCAGGACCCGATGGGGCTGCATTTGACGCCGGCTCAATACAAGGAACTGTACAAGCAGACGGGCGGAGCGCCTGTGACGGCGGCCGCCTCGCGGCCCGCTGCTGCTCAGGCTGCGCCAAGGGCGGCGGCTGCTCAAGCAAGCGCCGAGGACCTCGGATCAGGATACAAGGCCGCTTTGGCTTTGGCATTCTTGGGGGATCAGGACAAGGATCGCGAGGTCAGTGATGATGAGCTTCGCACCCGGATGAATCGGATTGAGGATGAGGAGTTTGCGCAGCAGTTGGCGGACTATAAGCCTGTCAATGCTCTCCAGGATTTGGAGATCACCGCGCTCAACCCGGTCAAGGCTCTGCAGCCGGTGAAGATGGCTGATGGCGGCGAGGCGAAAAAGGATGAGTCAAAAAACGACTCAGCGATGAGGGTTCGGGGAGCGGCTCGGGCAGCATTGGATAAGGTAGTTAGTCTTGGCATGGGCCCCGGCATGGGCGCTAATCTGGGCTATAACCTATACAAACATTTTTCAGGGAAAACGCCGCTTGAGGATTTGCTGAGGGACGCAAGGCAAGCAAATCAGCCGATAGACCCGACGAGGGACATGGAACCTATGTCTACGACAGGGGGCCTGTCCGGCGGAATGCCGCCAGTCAGGCGCTCAAACGGCTCTCCAGAAGACGGAGAGATGTTGCTCAACAAGGGCAACGCGCTGACGGGCAGTTCTACGCCTCCGAGATTTGCCGCAAAAGAGTTGGATGCGTACATTAAAGCTGCCAACCCTGGGGCAACAGTCCTTGAATACGAACAAGGCCCAGGAGGTGCGCTTGGTTTTGTGCATTCCAAGCTACCGGATGTCATCAACATCAAAAGAGGGCAGACCCCCGGGACCAGAGAGCAGACCCTGCTTCATGAGTTGGAGCATACGTTAGATGATCGGGGAGGCGATATTTTTGGCAGGCCTGAAATTCGCAGGATGGATAACAACTATCGCGCCTACTACCTGCTCAACCGCCAGTGGAAGCCAATAGAACAGTTTGTTCAATCGGTGATTGAGAACCAAGACAGGCTCAAAAACTTTTTTGGGCAAGACATTGTCTCTGGCTACATCACCATGTCTCCGGAGAACTTGAAAAAGCTGCAGCGGCGCGGCGATGCCCGTGGGCTGTTTTCGGAGCAAATTGCATCACTGTCTGCATTGGAACAGGCAACGGGCAAATCCTTGACCCGGGACCCGGAAATGCGCAAGCTTTTCCCGGATACTAAGATGATGGCAGTCTATGACGCCCTCACTGGTTTGCGTCAAACGCGCACGGATGCTCGGGATTTGCCTCCTCACACCCCTTTGCCCTCGTACACGTATGAAACCAACCCGGTGATGCGCTTCATTCGGGAAAAAACCACGGGGAAAAACGAGTACGGCATCCCAATCAAGCGTGCCAATGGCGGGGAAGCCGAGCCGACGCCCGAGGAACTTGCCGCAGCGTCTCGGCCGGCTACTTTTAACCCTCAGATTGCTCGCCAGGGGGCCGCCGCCCGTGCTTTGGCAGCCCAGAGGGACGTAAATACGCTCCCGGACCCCCGCACTTACGCTGCTGTAAGCGGTTTTTTGGGCCAAGCACCCGACCAACTGGGTTTTTCGGTGTTTCACCCTGATCTTCAGGGCATCAAAAGGGCCGGGGAGGCCGGTTTTGCGGTTGGTTTGGTGCCCGCAGTGGCTCCAGTGGTCGCTCCGGTGGCACGGGCGGTCGGAAGAGGGGCCACGGCGCTTGGAATGCGCACCGAAAAGGCCCTGGAAGCGCCTGTTACCCGTACTTTGGAGCGCGGCGGGCGCAGTGCAGAGATGCTCCAGGCCCTTGGAGCGCAGCCGTCGTTCGCCATCAAGCCCAGAGGTGGTCATTTTGAGCTTAGGCCCGATGCCAGCGGCCCAGGAATGGCCGTTTGGGACGATGTCAGACAAACAGTAAGTGATCACCTTGCAAATACCAAGGATCAGCAGCTTAATAACTGGTTCAACGCCAAGGTAACGGCATATTTGCGTCGCGATTTTGGAACGGAATCCGATCAATTTGTAAAAGCTGCCGATGCTGGCAAAAAACTCCATCTTCCCAATGAACCTATGGACCCGCTGATGCGCGGCTCTATTCAGAGGGCAAGGGAGATAGAGGGCTTTCCAAAAAGCGGTTTTGCAACCACCGAATATGGCAGGAATATTGAAGATAGCCTTGATGCTAGCCTAAATATCCGGGAACTAGGCGATTTGACTATACGTTACCCGCTCATGAATCAAAGGGTTCCCCCTTCGTTGATGCAATTTTCGGCAACAAACCCAGAGATGCGCCTTTATTCTTTGGACGAGATAGTAGAGCGGGGTCCTCGGTTAGGGGACCTAAGAGATCGCATGCTTGAGCTGCGCGGCTCTAACGAAGTGCGGTTTTATGGCGAACCTCCTGTAAAAATTCCGGATAGCTACAGGATTACCGATCAGGCGCTGCAGGGGTTGAGCCCTGTACAGGCATCCGAGAAGGTGGCTCAGTTTGACAACTGGAGAACAAAGGTTCGTCAACGCGCAGCAACTTCGGCTATACGCAAAAACCCCCAGGCAAATCCAATAAATGCTGGGGATGGGCATGTTTGGGTCAATCCGCCCGATCTTGCCCAGGATAAAAACATGCGGCAGCTTGTTCAAGACGTAGGCTGCGATGGCAAATGGTGTACAAGAGAAGAGGCGCACAGCCTGTCATATGGCTCCGGAAACAGCAGGCTGAGTATTCTTATTGATGACAAGGCTCGTCCTGTGGCACAGTTGACAGTTGAGTCAGTGCCGCCAAGCCCTGAGAAATTTATTAGATCACTGTCTCCAGAGCAGTTAAAAGCATTTGTAGCAAGCAATCCCTTGTATAAATACGCGGACAGGAATGAGTTGGCTGCCTTTGCTGAGACTTCTCCGCAGTACGCAGAGTATTTGAGAACAGCCCCCCGCAATGTTTCCATCACGGAGCTTAGGGGCTACGCAAATACGATGGATTTGACAGATTCTCCAAGCCTTAAAAAGATACAGGACCGGATTAGAGACCTTGACAGGCAATACGGTGTAGGATACGTAGAGAACCTCAGAGGCGTCGGCCTAACCGAAATCCCTAAAAATCGCCCGGACCTCATCCTCAACTACTTTGATCTTCCGGCAAAAGACCGCTTGCCTTTGAAGGAAAAGTTTGGAAGCGAAACGGCCGGATTCAAAGCAATCTTGGACGAGGCAATCAACATGAACAAGGGAAGCAAGTACTTCTCTGGCAACGACAATCAGATTTCTGACCTTTTCCGCGACGCAGCCAGAACTGTTCTTCGGTCTCCAGCCAACTTTGCCACCGGCGGCATGGTCGAACGCAAGCGCACCGACAACCGCGCATATCTGTAAGGAAGCAACATGCCGATTGAGAAAAACATCACCGTTGACGAACTGCCCGTAGGCGAAAAACTCGTTGAAGTCGAAGAGCCAGAGAAGCTGCCTGACATTGAAATTGAGTTTGACGCTGAGACCGGCGATGTGGTGGTCAACATCGGCGAAGACGAGGACGATGATGTCCCCTTCGACAGCAACCTTGCCGAGGTCATGGACCCGTCAGAGTTGCAGCAGATTGCCTCTGACCTGATTGTGATGTACGAGGCCGATAAGTCCTCGCGCAAGGAGTGGGAAGAGCAGTACGGCAAGGGCTTGAAGATGCTGGGCTTTTCCTTCGAGGAGCGCACCAAGCCGTTTAAGGGTGCGTGCGGCGCTCAGCACCCCATGCTGACCGAGGCCATCGTGCAATTCCAAGCACAGGCGCTCAAGGAGCTTATGCCTGCCGAAGGCCCTGTCCGCACTCAGGTGCTGGGCAAGGAGACCCGCGAGAAGATCATGCAGGCCGCCCGGGTTCGGGACTTCATGAACTACGAGATCACCACGGTGATGGAGGAGTACACCCCGGACTTCGACCAGTTGCTGTTCTGGATCGGCTACGGTGGTTCGGCCTTCAAGAAAGTCTACTACGACTTTGACAAGTGCCGGATGGTCAGCAAGCTGATTACCCCTGATGACCTGTACATCCCCTACAAGGGTTCGTCGGTCATGAGCGAATGCCAGCGCATCACTCACCGCGTTCCGATGTCGGTCAACGACTACAAGAAAGCGGTCCTGCGCGGCCAGTACCTCGACAGTGCCCAGGCCTCTGTCCCTGCCGAGGTGCCGCAGAGCACGATTCAAAAGGAAGTCGACCGCGTCACGGGCGTTCAGCCCACTACTGAGCCGGAAGAGATTACTTTGCTCGAGTTCCAGGTCGATCTGGACCTTGCTGGTTTTGAGCACAAGGATGAAGACGGAGAAATTACCGGCATCAAGCTGCCCTACATCGTCACGATTGACGAAGTCACCCAAGCTTGCGTAGGAGTGCGCCGCAATTGGAAAGAAGGCGACGAGAAGCACCAGCGTAAGCAGTACTACGTACACTACCTGCTCGTCCAGGGTCCGGGGTCCTATGGCCTTGGCTTTTTGCACCTGATCGGCGGCCTGACCAAGACCGCAACGTCTGCTTTGCAGCAACTGGTGGACGCCGGCACGCTCTCCAACCTGCCCGCTGGCTTCAAGGCCAAGGGTGCGCGGATCATGAACGACGACATGCCGCTGCAGCCCGGTGAATTCCGGGACATCGATGCAGGCGGCGCGGACTTGCAGAGCACTTTGCTGCCTCTGCCCTACAAAGAGCCCAGCCAGACGCTGTTTTCGCTCCTGGGCTTCTGTGTGCAGGCCGGACAACGCCTTGCAAGCATCTCCGACATGCAGGTGGGCGACAGCAACCAAAACGCCGCTGTGGGCACCACGATTGCGCTGCTGGAAAAGGGCAGCGCCGTCATGTCGAGCATCCACAAGCGCCTGCACTACAGCCAGAAGATTGAGTTCAAGCTGCTGGCCGAGGGCTTTGCCGAGTATCTGCCGGAAAAGTACCCCTACGATGTCCCTGGCGAGAGCCGCTACATCAAGAAGCGCGACTTCGACGACCGTATCGATATCCTGCCGGTCTCCGACCCCAACATCTTCTCGGTAGCCCAGCGGATCACGATGGCGCAGACCCAGTTGCAACTGGCTCAGAGCGCACCGCAGATGCACAACATGTATGAGGCCTACCGCCGCATGTACGAGGCCATCGGCGTGCGCGATATCGACCAGATTCTCAACACGCAGAACGTCGACAAGCCCAAGGACCCGGCCAGCGAGAACGCCCAGGCTCTGGATGGCTCGCCGCTCAAAGCATTTGCTGGTCAGCAGCACGATGCCCACATCATGTCGCACCTGATGTTTGGCATGTCGCCCCTGATTGGGTCGATGCCTAACGTGGCGGTCAATCTGCAGAAGCACTGCTTCGACCACCTGCGCCTCAAGGCCGAAGAAGCCACGGAAGCGGAGTTGTTCCAGCAGTACGGCACCGACCCAGAAGGCCTTGTATCGCCGCTGCAACGCGAGGCAATGGTTGCTTTAAAGGTTGCCCAGTACTTCCAGGAGATGAAGGCGCTGCAGGAACAACTCTCTGGCAATCAGGAAGACCCGCTGGTGGCACTCAAGAAGCAAGAACTGGCCCAAAACGCTGAGCGCGACAAAGCCCGTATCGCTCTTGATCAAGGGCGTTTGGCAAATGATCAACAGCGCACGACGGCAGATATTGCCGACGACCAAGCAAACCTACGCCTCAAGGCAGCGGCCTTGGAGGCCAAGACCGGTATTGACCAGGAATCCCTCAACCTGCAAGGAGCGCAGCATGCATCGCAAGTCGCACAACAAAACTTCCAAAACGCCCAAACCGCAGCCAATGCAGGGGCCCAAAACCAGGGAAACCGCTAAAACCAAACCTGATGTAAAGTACGTCTATCGCAAGGACGCATTTAACAAGGTGAAAATTGCGTAGATTTGCTGCATAATCAAATCACCCCTCAGACACGGGTTATGTGTCTGCTTCATAGGAGCAATCCATGCTTGAGTTCGCAGAGAAAGTGATATTTGCCGTCCGGCGGCTCCGCGAGGAGACTGAGCGCATGGTGGTAAATGGCGCTGTCAAGGATATGGAGCAGTACAGATTCCTCATGGGTCGTCTAGAGGGGTACAAGTTTGTTGAGGGGGCCGTAAAGGACCTTTTGGACAAAAACCCTGACTAAAGGAAGACCATGGAAGCAACTGCACTTGAGATGAAATGGGCCAAAGAGGCCGAAGAGAAGGCCACTGAAGAGGCGGCAAAACTCGCTGCTGAAGAGGCCGCCAAGGCCGAGCACATCAGCACGGCTGAATCCATACGAGACCGCTTGCCCCAGCCTACAGGATGGCGGGTAGTTGTCTTGCCATACGCAGGCGCTCGCCGCACCAAAGGCGGCATTGAATTGGCTGAGCAAACCATCGAGCGCCAACAACTCACAACTACGTGCGCGTATGTCCTGGCCGTTGGGCCACTGGCATACAAGGACACGGGCAAATTCCCTGACGGCCCTTGGTGCAAAGAGGGGGATTGGATTATTTTTGGTCGCTACGCTGGAGCCCGGATGATGATTGAGGGTGGAGAAATACGAATCCTCAACGACGACGAGATTCTGGCGACGATCAAAAATCCCGAAGACATCCTACACATGTGAGGTAAAAAATGGCAACTGTGATGAATGATGAACAGCTTGAGTTTGATCTTGGGGGCGATGAGAAAGCCACCAATGTCACATTTGAGCCAGAAGAAACTTCAGAAGAAAAAGCGGCCGCTCAGCCTGCCGCTGTTTCTAGCGAGGCCGCTTCCCATAAGGAAGAGCTTGATGCGGTCAACGACAACGTCCAAAAACGCATCTCCAAGCTTACCGCCCGCATGCGCGAAGCCGAGCGCCGCGAGCAGGCAGCCTTGGAGTACGCAAAGGGGCTGCAGACCCAGGCTCAGCAACTGCAACAAAAGCTGGTTCAGACCGACTACAGCCGCCTCAACGAGGCCAAAGCCCGCCTCGATACTCAGCAAACTGCCCTGCGGCAGATTATCAAAAAAGCCCGTGAAGAAGGCGACATTGATACTGAGACCGAAGCACAGGAAAGGCTGTCAACTCTTGTCCAAGAGCAGCGGCAGGTGGCGTCTTGGCTGCAGGAACAGCAGCCCGATCCCCGCCAACAGCCCCAGCAGCAGCTTGTCCCCGCCCCACAGGCTGCCCCGCAGCAACCGGCCCGCAAGCCCGATCCACGGGCCGAGGAATGGGCGTCTAATAACGAGTGGTTTGGCCAGAACCGCGTGATGACCTATGCAGCCTGGGGAATCCATCAGCAACTTATTGAAGAAGAGGGGGTTGACCCCTCCTCAGACGAGTATTACACTGAACTGGACCGAAGGATTAGGGAGCAATTTCCCAAAAACTTCGCTGACGAAGGTCGTTCGTCAAACCAGTCTTCCAGACAACAGCGTTCCGCACCTGCTGTTGCACCTGCAGCCCGTAGTTCGGGAGTGAATAGTGTGCGCCGTACTGTCCGGCTATCGCCGAGTCAGGTTGCTATTGCAAAGAAACTGGGCGTTCCTCTCGAGGAATATGCCAAGTACGTGAAGGAGTAAGACCATGAGCGAAATGAAAATTGACCGTGCCAGCCGTAGTTCGGACACCCGTGCCAAAGCTGAACGCCGCAAACCCTGGTCTCCCCCGTCGCGTCTTGACACGCCTCCTGCCCCTGAAGGCTTTGAATACCGTTGGATTCGCTCCGAGGTAAATGGTTTCCAAGACAAGCAGAACGTCTACTCCAAGCTGCGCGAAGGTTATGAGCTTGTGCGCTTGCAGGATGTGCCGGAGGAATATCACCATATTCTTCCGACAATGGATGACGGCAAACACGCCGGCATTATTTCTGTTGGCGGTCTCTTGCTTGCCAAGATTCCCAAGGAAACCATCGAAGAGCGCAATGCGTATTTCCGCCGTAAGGCCCAGGAACAGTTGCTGGCAGTGGACAACGAGATGATGCGTGAGAACGCTCACTCTACAATGAGAATCCAATCTCCGGAGCGGAGTTCTCGCACAACTTTCCGCCAGCCGACTTAAAAAGGACGCTGGTACATCCCACACTTAGCAGGAGCTTCAAATGGCAAACGTCAATAAGCCTTTTGGTCTGCGTCCTTCTGGTAACCTGTCTGCTACTGGCGCTCAGAAGCAGTACGGCTATCAGATTCAGGACAATCAGGCCGGGGCGATTTACCAAGGCGATCTGGTCGTCGTATACGACGGCTACATCATCAAGTACGACGCATCCACCCACACTGCCCCCACGGGCGTGTTCAACGGTGTTCAGTACGATGACCCCACCCGTGCTAACAAGCCCACCTGGAAAAACTACTACCCCGGTAGCATCAACATTACTCAAGGCATCATCGCCTGTGAAGTGTTGGATGACCCGAGCCAGTTGTTCCTGGTCCAAGCTGATGGCGCTGTGACCCAGGCAAATATCGGCAAGAACGCTGATCCGACCGCCTCCACCACTGGCAGCACCACTTCTGGTGTTTCCAACGGCTCGCTGTCGTCGGCTTCCATCGCTAAGACCCAAGGTCTGACCTTCAAAATCGTGGGTCTGTATGAGTCTCCCGACAATGCGCTGGGTGACTATGCAGTCCTGGTCGTCAAACTCAATCAACACCAGTACGGTAGCGTCGGTGTTGCTGCTGATGGAGCTTAATCATGGCTATTACCCGTTCACAACTCGTAAAAGAGCTTGAGCCCGGCCTGAACGCTCTGTTCGGCATCGAGTACAAGCGATACGAAAACGAGCACGAAGAGATTTTCTCGATTGAGACCTCTGACCGTGCATTTGAAGAAGAGGTCATGCTGACCGGCTTTGGCTCCGCTCCGGTGAAAACCGAGGGTGCTGGCGTGGCATACGATACCGCTCTGGAATCGTTCACTGCTCGCTACACCCATGAGACCATTGCCATGGCGTTTGCGCTGACCGAAGAGGCCGTTGAGGACAACCTCTACGACCGCCTGTCGGCTCGCTACACCAAGGCTCTGGCTCGTTCGATGGCCAACACCAAGCAGGTCAAGGGCGCTTCGGTGCTGAACAACGCTTTCACTGGCGGCGCTTATGCCGGCGGCGACGGTGTTGCTCTGTGCTCCACCGCTCACCCGACCGCTTTGGGCCCTGACTTTTCCAACCGCCCGACTGTTGCTGCTGACCTGAACGAGACCTCTCTCGAGCAGGGCATCATCGACATCGCAGCGTTCACGGACGAGCGTGGCCTGAAGGTCGCTTTGACCGCCCGCAAGATGATTGTTCCGAAGGAACTGCAGTTCACCGCCGAGCGCCTGATGAAGTCGACTCTGCGTACTGCAACCGCCGATAACGACATCAACGCGATCAAGTCCATGGGCCTGATCCCCGAGGGCTACGCTGTCAACCACTTCCTGACCGACACCAACGCATGGTTCCTGATTACCGATGCGCCCAACGGTCTGAAGATGTTCCAGCGTTCGCCTATCCGCACCGCTTTCGAAGGCGACTTCGACACCGGCAACGTGCGGTACAAGGCTCGCGAGCGTTACAGCTTCGGCTGGTCCGACCCGCGTGGTATCTACGGCTCTCCTGGGGCCTAAAAAACCAAGAAAAGGGAGCCTTGTGCTCCCTTTTCTTTTGGTGTATATTGGTTTCATTCCGGGGTCCCCGGCGCTTCTGACAGTCCCGGCTGACGACATGCAGACAGAGCGCCTCTAGCACACTCGCATGTGAGGAACAAATGGCAAGCACCACTTTCACTGGCCCGGTTCGTTCGCAGAACGGCTTTCAATCCATCACCAAAAGCGCCACGACTGGCGCAGTCACTGTAAATGCCACTTTTGGGGCTACTACCAGTGTCACGGATTTGACCACCACAAATTTGACCGCCACAAATCTGGTTTTTACTGACCAAAACCACCCCACCACTTCTGCAGTCAATGCTACCGCCACCGCTAGTGCAGCGGCAGTTGCCACGGGGTACATTACTTCTACTTCGGCTGCCCCGACCACGATTACTTTGCCAACTGGCACGGCCTTGGGCACGCAAATTAGCGCAACCCGTGGTACTGTCCTTGAGCTGTACATTGACAACACTGCTGGCGCAAGCACTGTCACCATCGCTGCCAATACCAATGCAGTCTTATCTAGTGCAGGGGTGGACACCGCAGCTTCGTTTGGCGACCTGACCGTTGCTTCTGGTGCGACTGGTCTTGCCCGCTTTACCATCATGTTCTCCAGCGCAACAGCCTACGTATTCACCCGTACGGCTTGATTAGGAGTCCGCCATGGGCTTTCAATATGACGTAAAAGCCAAGACGATGACCGCTACCGGGGCTACCGGGATCGGTCTGCCTCGCGCTCGCATCAAGGCGATTTACTATGTTCCTGCCGGCACTGCCGGCTCCATCTCGTTTAAAGATGGTGGAACATCGGGCACCGAGCTTATCAATCTGGCCACGCCTGCAAGCACATCAGGCACGGGGTGCATGTACTTGCTGATCCCAAATGACGGGGTCAGGTTTGAAGCTGATCCGTATCTCACCCTCAGCAACATCACTTCGGTGACGTTTTTCTACGGTTAAGGAGTCCATCATGGGACGAGCAGCAAAAATGGCGATTGATCAGTACCAGGGCGAAGTGCAACCTGGGGCTCAAAAACAGGACATGTCTAAGGGTGGTCCTGAGCAAACCCCTCGCAAGAACTACCAAAAGCCCTTTTCTTCTGTAGCGCCGCGTGGTGTGGGCGTGGCCCGCAACAAGCAGTGCAAGATGTACTGACATGGCTAAAACCCCGGCTTGGCAGCGCAAAGAGGGAAAAAATCCCAAAGGCGGCTTGAACGCCAAAGGGAGGGCGTCCTACAACCGTGCCAATCCGGGCAAACCGGGCCTGAAGCCGCCCCAGCCTGAAGGGGGCTCTCGCAAAGATTCTTTTTGTGCCCGTATGGAAGGCATGAAGAAGAAGCTGACTAGCGAGAAAACGGCCAAGGACCCGAATAGCCGGATCAACAAAAGCCTGAGAGCATGGAAGTGCTGAAATGGATGTGACCCTGTGGAACGCCGCGCTCTCTTTGGTCTCCGCCTTGATCTTGTTTTGGGTCAAGGTGTCGACGGACGAGGTCAAGCGGATTCAAATTTTGTTGAATCGCACTCGGGAAGAGATTGCGAAAGAGTATGTCACCAAAGCGGAGGTGCATACCGACATCAATCGCGTCTTGGACCGGCTTGACCGGCTTGAGAAGAAGATTGACGACTTCATGAAGGAGCATCGCAGTGCGAGCAACTAACAAAGTCAAGACAGTGATGCATGAATTTAAGGCCGGAAAGCTCAAGTCTTCGTCAGGCCAAAAAGTTACTAACCCCAAGCAAGCTATCGCAATCGGCCTAAGCGAAGCGGGCATGTCCAAACCGGCCAAGAAGAAAGGCGGCAAGAAATGAAACACGGCATGAAAAAAGGCGGCCTCGCCATGCGCGGAGAAGGCATTGCCAAGAAGGGCTTTGCCAAAGGCGGCGCAATCTATGCCAGTGGTCCTGATACCGCAGGCCCCCAAGGCAAAACTTTGAGCCAGCCCGTAAAAAAGTCTATTTCAGGCGATAACGTCAAGGTCCGTGGCGTGGGCGCAGCCCGCCCTCGCACTGCTACGATCTACTAAGCCATGGCCACCTCGGGCACAGCTACTTTCAACCTAGACTTCGACGACATCATCGTCGAAGCCTATGAACGCTGCGGCCTTGAAGCCAGGGATGGCTACGACATGAAGACGGCCCTAAGGTCCATCAATCTGATGTTTTCAGAATGGGCTAACAGGGGGCTGAATTTGTGGACGATTGAGCAGCGGCAGGTTGCCTTGGTTACCGGGCAGTATGAGTACACGCTGCCAGACGACACTGTAGACGCCTTGTCAGCGGTCATCCGCACCAACACGGGCTTGCCGACACAGCAGGACATCACAATTGACCGAATTGGGTACGCGGAGTACCTGCACATCCCCAATAAGTCAACTCAGTCCCGTCCCGCCCAGTATTTTGTGCAGCGCACCGCCCCTGCAAAGCTGTTCTTGTACCCGGCCCCGGATGCAACGCAGTCCTACATCTTCCGGTACTATGCCATTCGGCGCATTCAGGATGCAGGCGCGTTCACAAACACTGCCGATGTCTCTTTCCGGTTCCTGCCTTGCTTGGTGGCGGGGGTGGCGTACTATTTGTCCGTCAAAAAGGCTCCGGATCGCATTCAGCTGCTTAAGGCCATGTACGATGAGGAGTTTGCTCGCGCTGCGGCCGAGGACCGGGAGCGGTCCGGTTATTTTGCTGTGCCGATGTACCAAGCGAGGTAACCATGCCCGGTGGTTACGTCTCTGGCAAATATGCGATAGCCCTGTGTGACCAGTGCGGGCAGCGGTTCAAGCTGAACGCCCTGATCAAAGACTGGAAAGGTTTCAAGGTCTGCCGGGAGTGCTACGAGCCCAAGCATCCGCAGTTGGAGCCCAAGCGAACGATCAACGAGCCGATTGCTTTGTATCAGCCCAGGCCAGAGGCCAGAATGGCAGTCACCGTTTACGTTGGATTGACGGTGGACACAACAATTGCTAGTATTGGGATGCAGCCCATGCAGCCGGCAAAGCAGCTTTATGCAGGCGGGATTTTGTCTCCTGTGACGGTGGAGATCACATGAACTACACAGAGCTTAAAAACGCCATCGAAAGCTACACCGAAAATACGTCTTTCACGACTACCGAGTTGGATACCTTTATCCAACAGGCCGAGCAACGTATTTACAACACGGTTCAGCTTGCCAACCTGAGAAAGAACGCCACTGGCAACTTGAGCGCAAACAACAAATACTTGTCTGCCCCAAACGATTACCTGTCCACTTACTCGTTGGCAGTCATCGACAACAGCGGAAACTATTCGTTTCTTAAGAACGTAGATGTCAACTACATCCGGCAGGTCTACCCTTCGCCGACCGCCACTGGGCTCCCCAAGTATTACGCCATTTTTGGGCCGACCGTAAACGGGCCGACGATTACTGACGAGTTGTCGTTTATTTTGGGACCCACGCCAAACGCTGCGTATGGCGTAGAACTGCACTACTACTACTACCCCGAGTCCATAACGGAAGTCCCTGCCGGCCGTACATGGCTGGGCGACAATTTTGATTCCGTGCTTCTGTATGGCTCTTTGGTCGAGGCATACACATTCATGAAGGGTGAAACCGACATGATGGCTCTGTACGACGGCAAGTACAAAGAGGCGCTGATGCTGCTGAAGAATCTGGGCGATGGCAAGCAGCGTGGCGATGCTTATGTGGATGGCCAAGTCAAATTGAAGGTGCAGTAATGATCACCGCAGGCTTGGTCACCAGTTTTAAGGGTCAGTTGTTGGAGGGCATCCACAATCTTTTGACCGACACGATCAAAATCGCGTTGTACGATTCTTCGGCAAACTTGGGGCCTTCCACTTTAATCTACACCTCCGCCAATGAGGTCAGCAGCAGCGGGTACGTTGCCGGTGGGCAAACGCTGCTCAATCCGTTGGTAGCGTTTGCCGATGGCGCTGGATACGCCAGTTTTGATGACCCGATTTGGTACGCCACCACGTTTTCGGTCAGGGGGGCGCTTATCTACAATTCAACCAAAAGCAACCGCGCAATTGGGGTTTTAAATTTCGGTCTTGATCAGGTGACGCTCACGCAGGACTTCAAAATTCAATTCCCCGCCTTCCACCCTGAAACGGCCTTGATCCGTATTAATTAAGGAGTCATCATGCAGAAAGAACTTTCAAATTTTGGCGACCATGCAGAGGTGACGATGCAGTCCAACGTCGCTGGGTCCGAAACCGTTGGTATTGAAGGCCACTACCATGTGGTCTGCCGCGATGCCGATGGCAACATCAAGTGGGAAGAAGCGTTTCCCAATCTGGTCAACGCAATTGGCAAAGAACTCATGCTTGACACCCTGCTGTCTGGCTCTTCTTACACCACGGTTGGCCCGTTCCTGGGTTTGATTTCTGGTGCAAGCCCGACGTTTTCTGCTTCAGATACGATGGCATCGCACGGAGGCTGGACTGAGTTCACCAACTACACCGTTGGCGGTTCGGCTGTGCGGGGTACGGCATCGTTTAGCTCGGCCACCTCAACTGGCACCACGCCAACCAACGTGACAACCAAGACCGCATCGGCTATTACCTACACCATCACTGGTGGCGGTGGCACGGTTGGCGGCTGTTTTTTGGTGACCGGCTCTGGCGCTTCTTCGACTCAAGGCAATACTTCCGGTACGCTGTACAGCGCAGGCGCATTTGGAACGGCCAAAGTCACGACGGCAGGCGACACTGTAAGCGTCACGTACAGCACGACCGCAACTTCTTAATAGGGAGTCTTAAATGGCTCTGGTCCTTGCAAACCGTGTCCAAGAAACGGCCACGGCGAATACGACTGTAAGCTTCACGCTTACGGGCGCGGTTCTTGGCTTTCAGACGTTCGCCGTCATTGGTGACACCAACACCACCTACTACTCGGCCACAGACACGGCGGGTAATTGGGAGGTGGGCCTTGGCACGTATTCGACCACGGGACCCACGCTGACGCGCACGACGATCTATGCGTCCAGCAACTCTGGCAGCGCCGTCACCTTCTCCGGCACGGTCAACGTCTTTGTGACCTATCCGTCTGGGCGGTCGGTCAATCTGGATGGAAGCGGTAACGTCTCGGCCCTGGGGACAGTGGCTTCTGGCACATGGCAAGGCTCAACCATTGGGGTGGCGTACGGTGGTACGGGGGTCACATCATCCTCCGGGGCCAACTCGGTGGTGCTGCGGGACGCCAACTCCAACATCACGGTCAACCGGGTCAATCAGGCCAACACCAACACAACCGCAGCAGGGGGAACCACAGCCCTGACGGCTGCATCAAGCTACATCCAGACCCTTGTTGGGACGGGTGGGCAGACGTACGCACTGCCTGACGCCACCACTCTGACGACGGGTGTGGCGTTTGTGTTCAACAACCTCGCCACGAGCACCCTGACCATAACGGACTACGCCACTGCCACGATTAGCACCATCCCCTCGGGCGGTGCAGGCGCGGTGTTTTTGACGAACAACGGCACGACGGGCGGCACTTGGGACCTTCACGCATATCTGCCAGAGGGCGTGACGTTTGGCACGAATGCCTTCAATCTTGGCTCGGCGGTCATCTCTGGTGGCACTTGGCAAGGCGGGACGATCCAGCCAGCCTACGGCGGCACGGGACTGACCACTTTCACCGGGGCCAATAACGCGCTTTATTCCACTGGAGCATCGACCCTGACTGCGGGGACTTTGCCTATTGCGGCGGGCGGTACTGGCGCGACAACCGCAGGCGGTGCTTTGACGAGTCTGGGTGCTGTCAATAAAGCTGGCGATACGATGACTGGCAAGTTAAATTTGCCCGCATCGACCACGACAACGGTTT